CGATCCGAATTGCTCGACACCGTCGATCTCGTAAGATCCAAAGCTGATGTCTTCGGCTAGGTAGCAGTTGCAATGGTCGTATCCTAATTCGTCGAGCTCTACGCTAAACAAATCAACATAGAACACTGCGAACTCATCGCCTATCCATTCATTCGGTCGACTATCTTTGATAATCTGATCTCCGTTATCGTCTACCGGAATCTCTGATCCTCGGTAGTCTTCAAAGACTGTCATATCTTCGGACCAATTCCGGATCACAATGTTCCGGTGATACTCAGAGTCGCATAATTCTAGCCTCTGCCTAGCTTCATCTAGGCTGGCTTCTTTTAGATACTCGTCAACCTCAGATTGAGTCGTGCCTATTGCGTAGGTAAACGGATCGCATCCGCGATTTTCTGCCGAGCCTACAAATATCTTTTGATCTTTCATGTTTTCCTCGTTTCTTGAGCGTGATCAGCTGCTCACAATTGCGGATCAACCCTGGGAAATTGATCCGCAATGCGTGAATCTCCGATCTAGCTGTATACGATGTATGCGTTGCAGTGTGCGCAGAATTCCAATCCGTGGTCCATAAATAGCTCATCGGCAAAGGATGCGTAATCAAAGTGGTGGCGGAATATGTCCGCCACTGCGCTGAAGTCGTAATTGTTGTACACATATTCGATGGCATAGGCCTTTGTGGATTGGTGGCATCCGTGATAATGTTCCGATATTAGATCCTCTAGTGATTCATCCGGTACGCTCAATCCTGCGTCTATAAGTGCCGAGGCTATCGCGCGGTCGTGATCGTCTAGCTTAATAAACTCTTGCACTCGATCCCATTGAAAGAGATCGAGGTAATCCGGCAAGCCGTCCGTATCCATTACGTCTAACTCGTCGAGTAATTCGTAATCGCTCATACCTCGGAAACCGATCTCACTGATCCGAGTTTTGACATTTTTCCAAAAGTCCGCAGCCTCTTGATCCTCTTCGACTTCGAACCATTCACCAATCAAGCCGCCAGCATTGTAAGCAGCTAGGGAACCGATCCATACTTTGATCTCTGTTTGTGTTTCTGTTTTCATGTTTTGCTCTCTCTCTCTCTTGGTTTGGTCACTTGCCAAGCCATTAAGAGACCGGATCAGAAGATCCGATCTCCGTATGGTTTTGCTAGTAGTTTGTGATCATTGTTTGCGGCTTGTCGGCCAGATCGATCCCGAGTGACTGCGCTACGTTCTCTGGCTCTCGGGATAGCTTGCCACACAGATCAAGGGCCGCTTGTAGGTTGGTCCTGATCCGGTCCTGTGTTTCTTCGTCTTCATCAGTGAATCCGTAGTCACTAAAGATAAAGTCACTTAGCAATTGGCTCATGTCTTTATATGTGTGATATGCGGCCGAATGTAGATCGGCCTGAAATCCTGCGTAGCTGATGATCTCGCGGATCTTGCTTTCGTGGGTAGTTTCCGAACCGTAGAAGGTGCTCTTGAATTCGTTATGACGCTTTGTCATAAATGCCATACTCTTAACAGTCTGTTTGATTATGTCCTCTGCCCTTGCTAGTTCATAGCTGGCTATAGCTCTTGCTTCTACCCGAGTCCTGATCTCTTCGTTTCTCATGTTTCTTCTCTCTCTATTCGTCTACTCTATTGAGTAGCTCTATAGAAGATACTAGTACATTCTCAAAAGTTTGTCAACCCATTGCAAAATAAATGATACGGACGTGCGGAGAGATTCAAAAGGTTAGTTAATCGGTTGGATCTGTTTCTACCTGATAGCTTGTAATAAATACTCGCATGTTAGCTAGAAGCTATCAAGACTAGCGTAGGCTAGCTATTGGCTGCTCGTGATCCCCTGGCAAACACCGATCCGGTTCGGTATTGGTGGCGTTGTGTAGTGGCGTTACCTTTTCCGGATGCCTTGTTACCGCTAGGAATAAAGGCTTTCAGCGTCTGCTTAGTAGGCATATGGTTATCGCTCAATGTATAAGTGCCTATACACTTGAACAATTAATTCAGTAACTAGCTCATATGTTCGACTGGCCTACCGGTCGAAGTTTGCTCGGCCTCCTTCCCCCGGGGGGGAGCACTTAAAGATAATTCATGGAATCCCGGACTTGGGGCATCTCCTGGTTAGGGATAGGAGGACAGGAGACACCCCAGTAGAAAGGAGTGTGTAGCGTATATTGGGGGGTACCGCTTATATAGACTACACATGATTAGTGTAGGGCATTACAATTATTTTGTGATGTGGAGAGATATATGCCGAAGAGTAAGTATTTGAAGAAGAAGGCTCCGTATAGGAAGAGTAGGTACTAGATGGCTAAGAATTGGATTAAGGGTGCTATTAAGCGTCCTGGGGCGTTTCGGGCGAAGGCGAAGAAGGCTGGTAAGTCTACTTCAGCGTTTGCGAGTGCAGTGACGAAGAATCCCGGTCGGTACTCACCGAGGACTGTGAAGCAAGCGAGGTTGGCTAAGACGTTAGGGAAATTACGGAAGCGCCGATGAGTGAAGAGTTGATAGCTCGGATAGACCCTGACAGGGACTATGGGGAGCGTACATATACGGACATTGTACGGGAAGTGCATGAGGGAACGATTGCCATAGTTGATAACGGTGTCCGTCACCCCATCCTTCGGGACGTACAGACCAAGTTACCTGTGAAGGGGAGCGGTCCGATAAACGTACCGGAGAAGACCACCCAGTCGCGTGGGAACGCCAGGGCACAGTTCATGCTCGCTGCTGAACAGAATTTTGGTGAAGTCTACGGGGCGATGATTAAGTCAGCTATCAAAGGTGATGTGCGGGCACAGAAGTTATTTATGGAGTTATACGTTGGTCGTCCGAAAGAGGCGGTTGAAGGTTCTAACGAGCGGATGATGGAGAAATTACTTGATTTGGCGTTGAAGCCAAAGGAGGAAGTCATTGAGGTCGTTCAATAGCCCTCGTATCTGGGAATTCATCAATGATGGTGATCCCTATGACCCGTGGGACTGGCAAGCGGAACACGTCCACTCACACTTCGATAAGAAGCGCCTCATTCTGGCCTGTGGCCGGAGAGCAGGGAAGACCACCGCTATTAAGGCTGAGATCGTGAGAGAAGCACTCAGGCCCAAAGAAGAGCAGTTCGGCGTGTTCCACGCCCCCTATATCTATGTCATAGCCCCTAACTATGAGCTAACCATGAAGGTATGGGAGCCGGTCTGGAATCTGTTCGTCGGGCCGGGAGCTGCTCTCAGGGACTTTTATGCCTCCCATGACAAGACCCGTAAGCTGATTGAGTTAGTCAACGGAGCGCGAATACAGGCAAAATCGGCTGACGACCCTACGTCACTACAGGGAGATCGAGTCACAGCAGCGTTTGTGGACGAAGCACATGACCTGAATCCAGAAGCATGGGCGAACTTCATGCCAGCGCTCGCTGACTCTGACGGGAGACTTGTGGCTATCGGTATCGCCAGAGGGAAGGGGAACTTCCGCACCTACTGGCAGGTGGGTCAGGAAGACGACTCCAGGTATTACTCAGCGTCTGTGACATCGCTTGAGCACCCGAACATTGGCGAGGAATCGCTTGAGGAATTTAAGCGCGATCTGACAGAGACGCAGTTCAGGCAGCAATACATGGCTGAGTGGGTGGAGGATGATGGACAGGTATTTAGGAACTTTGAAGATTGTTTCGACTCTCGCTGGGAAGATCCGCAGAACTCTTCGTACCTTATGGGGTTGGATCTAGGCAAGATTGAAGACTATACAGTGGCGTATGTCATTGATATCCAGAAGATGAAGTTCGTCGCTCGTGACAGGTTCAACGGCCTGGACTACACATTACTCGGTCCGCGCATAGCGAATTTATACAAGAAATACAACTGCCAGACCATACATCTCGATGGGTCAGGTATCGGTGAGCCGGTATCCGACATCCTGCGGCACGAAGGTTGTTCCGTGTCCAGTTTCAAATTTACGAACGATTCCAAAGCCCGGTTGGTTTCCACGCTTGCGGCGGAGGTAGAACACAAACGGGTCCACTTCAGTGAATCAGACGACGTACTGAAGAAGGAAATGGAATTGTTCGAGGGGACGGTATTGCCGGGGGGTGGGGTGAAATATTCCCATCCTCCTGGCTACCACGACGATTCCATCATGGCAGCAGGACTCGCTGTGATGAAAGCAAAGAAACGGCAAGGCACGTCTTCACGGGCGATGCAACGTGATTATGTGACGTTTGGATAACTTATGACTACAGAAGACTACATCAACATGATTGACGATGAATACAACCGTTTCACACGGCTGAGATATCAGATCTGGAACGGGTACTTCGCCAAGATTAACGATGATAATGACTATTACAACGGGAATTACCCCAACATCGGGGAGATTATTCCGCGTGAATACCGAGAATCAGGTATGGGAGCGACTATCCCTCCCACGGCTCGGAACGCTGTGGACAACGCCTCTGACCATATCCTGACCACCCCAAAGATATTCGTACCAGCCAAAGCCACAGATAACGACCAGCAAGCACAGCAGGACTTAGCCGAACGAAAGCGGCAGTTTTTGTCTGCGTTCTGGCATAACGTCGAAGTCGATTACGGAAACCCACTGGCCGTGGGTCGTAAAAAGCTGGTGAAGGACGGTCGTATTGTCCTGAAGAAAGAGATTAAATGGGAGATCATTCCGGACCCGCCACGTACTGACGCAACCAGGGGAGAGAAACAACGCTTTAGGAATCAATTGCGAAAGCTCGCTCAGGCGCAGTTCCTGTGGAGAGTGAGTGTCTGCCCGAACGAAACTATCGTGCATGACATAGATGATCCAAACGACCCGAAGTATGTGTACGAGTTTTACGAGATATACCCGGATGAAGCGAGAAGACGGTTCCCTGATTACGCAGATGAGTTCTATGGGACCGATACAGAGAAGCTGGAGTTCGTCGAGCTATACACCAAACCGCACGGTGACGACCCTGGCTCCCATGTGATGTGGGTGCAGGGACAGCGCGTGATGGATGAGATGAACCCCTATTGTTGGGAGACTTCTGCGTCTACAGAGGAAAAACCGCATTATGACGGCTATATTCCCTATGTGATTCGAGACTCCGGTTGGGGTGAGGTGAACAAAGAGAACGACCCGTCAGACCGCTATGTGGGTATCTTGCGGTACATCCACCCTGTACTACAGGCAGAAGCACGGCAATTAACTGCTGTGGACATTCAATTACGCTACTCAACGTTCGCTCCGGTCATTACGAAAAACATCATGGACGATAACACGCCTATTGAGGTTGGCCCCGGTAAGCGGATCAACTTGGTGGACGATCAGGAAATCAACTTCGTGAAACTTCCTGAAGTACCGTTATCAGCGTTCCAGATGATGGATAAGGTACATCGCTATACGTCTGAACTCTCGAAGCTCGGTACGTTAGGCGGACAGCCGCAACGCGGAGTGGAGTCTGCAACTGAGGCTGATTTGAACGTCAGGAACGCAGCAGTCAAGCTCACCAGTTGTGTCGCTGCGCTCCGTGCGTGTATCTCTGTGGCATCCCGTCAGGTGTTCCAAGACATTGAGCACATACTGGAATCGCCCATCACGATCAGTGGTGGTCCGAGAAGACAGGCCAGTGAGATCACCATTAAGCCAGCCGAACTTGATGATTACTACGCAGTAGACGTGGAGCTACACACATCAGACCGCTCTCAAATAGAGATGCGGGACATGATGGTCTGGTCCCAGTTGTACCGCACCTACAACGGTATGTTGAGTGCAGAGACAGCTATGGAGAACTCAGGCATTGAGAATCCGCAGGAAGAACTGCTGAAAGCGTCAGTGAACACGCTCTTTATGTCACCCCAGGCGCAACAGGTGCGCACCATGATGATGCTCAAAGGTCTTCAGTCGCAAGCGGCTGAGGTCTTACGGGCGTTCCAGGCTGACCTACTCAACCAACCCACCGCAGGGCCACAAGGGGCAGGTCAGCCTATGAACGCTACTGAGCAGATAACAATGGATGAAGTAGCCACTCCTGCCGGGATTGAAGAGCAGGTCCAAATGAACAGGCAAACAAACGTAGTGAACGGAATGAGATAGATGGCTGGTGAGTTATCGGCACTGATGAGTGACGCAGCGAGACAGGTGACTGTCCTCAATGCAATGGCGTTAGACCATATCGCTGACGCTTTTGCCACTGAGGAAGAGGCCACAGTGTTTTCGGCTACGTTCGATAAGATGCAGGAAACCTTCGCTGCACATGGACACGGTTCAGATCTAAGCACCTGTACCGATCCGTTCTGCATGGAAGCCAAGATCGCAATCATTGACGCACTACAAACGATTATGAACCCACAGCAGCAAGGGGGCATGTAATGAAACGCTGGAAAGTCATTCAGGATGCGTTGGTAAAAGGCTTGGAATGGTTCGGTAAATGGCAGCCAGGCTACCAAAACGCGGTGATGCAGCAGCAAAGTGAGGTTGAAGACCTGATCGCGCAGGTGGCAGATGATTTGTCTGTAGCGGAGGAACAAGAACTCAACGACATGCTACGGGCATCCCGTGACCCGATACAGCGAATGAAAGCGATAGACGCTGTCAGAAAAAAAGCTATCGAGCACGGCGCAAAACCAAAGTTCAACTACACGGCAAGAAAAGCCGCAAAGGCGGCGGTGCGTGAAGCCACGCGAATTGATGATGATGAGTACGTGGCGCAGATTCCTAATCTGACTGCTGGGGAGCTAAGACGGCTCCGCGACACTCTGGATAAGGCGAGCACATGGGAAGAATTGGAGAAGGCTGAAGGAGCTATCCGCAGTGCGCTCGGTACTGCGGCTGATGATGCGCCTGTATCCGGGATGGAGCAGGGGGCTGCAATAGAAGAAATCACAGCGACTACAGGTGAACGGACCACACCAACTCTATCTCAGCGTCACACCAACGCCATCCACAAAGCGATTGGTTACGATCAAGAAGGAAACGTGAACGGGTACGCCGTAGATATCGGCAATAACGAATTGCAGTTGTTCCGGTATGGCTTCGATTCACTCGGAAACTCATCGGACACCAGTATCGGTGTATGGACTATAGACGACGATAACGACGACCTGGCCGTCAAGATACGTGACGAGGCATTTCCCGATAAGCCCGACAAGAAATGGGCTACGTTCACAGACTCCCAAGGTACATGGGTGTATGACACAGCGAACCCGAGTGACCGAGAACTAATCAGTGAGGCAGCAGAGCAGTTTACGTTTCAGGAACGCTTCAACCCGAACACAGGCCAGTACGAAACATTCCGTGTAGACGAAACAGGGCGGATTGTTGGTGATTCGCTCGGCACGTCCTACGACGTATTTTCAGGTGAACGTGGGTTTGGTGAGGATGTACGGCAGTTCAACGTCACAGATGCGCGGCTGAGAGATCAGTTCGCTAAGACTTTCGGGCTACAGGAGCGACAGTTCGGGGAAGATATACGTCAATTCGATATGGGCTTTGGTGAGAATGTACGCCAGTTCGATACACAAGAGAACCGAATGGAGCGCACATTAGCTGCGAATAACTACTTCAACAGCCTTGAGGAACTGGGTAGGAACTACCGCACGTTCATTCAGACAGCACCCCAGATGGCTAACGCAGCTACGAATCAGGGTCAGCTAATCGCAGATATCCTGCGTTCTGGTGGCGATGTGCTGGCTAGAACATACTTCACTCGTGGTGGTGTTTCTCCGTTACCAGAGATTACACAGGCTGACTTGATTAACAACCTCAATAGTGAGATGGCAAAGATTCAGCAGTTCGAGGTAGACGCGACCACAGCCGAGAACCGGAGGCGGTCTGCCGCCGACGAGCAGCGAGCTAGGGACGAGTTTACTCAATTCAAGGCGGCTCGTGACGCAGATGCGCGAGCAGCGTATGGGCGTTTCGTCAATGAAATGAGACCCACCTACGGCGAGGAAACGGTCTATAGTGGCACGAATCAGGCATACGCCGATGCAGTTACGGCCAATCAATCGCACCAACAATCATTTGCTGATGCGATAGCCGGAGCGCAAGCAGCTGTAGATTCATACACGTTGTTTGAGCAGCAAGGCACAATGACTCCTGAGATGGAAGCGGCAAAAGCTCAAGCGCAACAGACGCTTTCCAGTCTTTTAGCGGCACAGGGTCAACTAGGTGTACCCGATCCGAGCGATCCGAAATACGCCGTGTACGACACGGTGCAGACATCCACTATGCCTGATGCTCCTGGGTTTAGTGAATGGCTATCAGCTTCTGAAGAGTTTGGTGGTCCACAGATGGGTTTTGAACAGTGGAGTACGCAGGTAGGACCGAGCTTCGCTCCCACACCGCTCCTGAATGTACCGCAGGTGCCGGTACCGGATCAGGTCACACAGGCAGAGCTGATACAGCAGTCACGAGCGACAACGCCCCCGGCAGTAGCGTCCGTGTTGTCTGGTCAAATGCCGACACCAATGCAGTTTGGTGGCTTACCGCTACCCACCTTCCAGCAGTTACAGGCGTTAACCCCGACTGAGCAACAAATGTTGAATACACGGTTAATGACGGAGTTCAACGTACCGCTGGAAGATGTGGCCTGGCAGTCACGCAGACAGTTCGGTACGCCAAGTATGGAACGTAACAGGGATCTCGCACGATTTAGAGGATACGCAGTCTAATGGCAAAACCTATCCAGTATGACTTTTCGAGTCAGGTACGGTCACAGGGAGTACCGCGCAAGCGTCCTGCGACGCAATTCGGCATACCCACAGGGACGCTGGATGAGAGAAAAACGGCCAGAGAGCAGGAAGAAGAGGAAAGGCGCGGTATCAGCATACCGGGTTTTTTTGGCTCTTTGCTGGACAAGTGGGAAACGATTGACCGACCGATTTCTGACCGGCTAGGAATCCGCATACCTGACATGCCAGGGCCGCTCGATGAAGCTGGTAACTTTGCGTTACAGGAGCTAACGCGCCCATCGACACTGGCTATCGCTGCCGGTGGTGTTGGACTAGCCGGAAAGCTGGGACGTGGTGCGTCGTTAGCTCGTCAGGCAGCAGGTCGGGCCACGGGCGCACAACGAGCCGCTTTGAGAGGGCTGGGTGCAGGAGCGCGAGTAGGCCAGTTTGCTATAGCGCCGGTAGCCGGGGCGAGAGGGATTAGCTTTCCGACTCGGCTGGCGGCTGAGGCAGGGACGGTAGCTGGGTTCAGGGCGGCATCGGAGAAGGTGGCAGAGTCGATACCGGAGACTGCACCTGGCTTATTTAAGATTGGTGCGCCGTTAGCAGTAGGGTTACTGGGTGGTATCGGTGGTGCGCGAGCCACTATGGGTGCGATGAAGCGGCTCAACATCAACGTAGCGAACGAAAAGGCATTAGCGGCTGTGGAAGAGGCGTTGGACAAGCAGGAGTTCAACAAGATACTCGAACGCCGTCAGACGCGAAAGAAAGAACTTCAAGCGGAGTTGATGGCTGATTCGCCTGAGATAGCGGCAAGTCGTCGTCTTGTGGACTCACTCACTAGACGCTTGGGCCGAGAGCAAGAGAGTATCGGAAAGCTATTACGGAAGCCTGATCCCGGTACTGACGAAGGACGGCGCAGGATTCGTCAGCAAATTGACGATGCGAGGGCTAAGGCAAGCGAAACAGAGACAGATCTGGCGAGAGAGCGTCAACGGGTAGCAGAGGCTGATCGTGAAATCGGCAAAGCGAACGAACTTGAGCAGAAGCGACGCGAAGCACTGTGGGCTGATGCGGATGCACGGGCTGACATACTGGGAGCAAGATCAGGGGACGATGTACGTCGTAGGGCGCACATACGGGAATACGCTACAAGAGTGGCACGTAACCAGCAGGAAATACGAAAACTCGCTGACGACATAGCGAGCGGCCACTTCCGAACGGCTGACGGCACATTGATAAAGAACTGGGATGAAACGCCAGGGTTTCTTGGTGGTCGTGAAGATGCAGCGTTATTGCAGCATAATTGGGCGATGCGCGGCATGGCCGGTGGCGGTCACGTATCCAATAAGATCATCGAGTTCGAGCAGATATTGAAAGATGCTGAGGTAGACGGCAGATCGCTTGAGTCAGTGATTCTTGAGGATGGCACAGTGGACCCTTGGCTTCGTGACAACGGGATATTGGACCTAGCTGAAGATGGTTCGTATAAGTTCACAGAAAAAGGAAAACCATACGAAGATGCTATCGAACAGATACGTGGCGATATCGATGTGCAACGCGAGGCAGAACGCCTTGCAGGAATCGAGTTTGAGGATATAACAGGAGAATCATTAGCTGATATCCCTGCCGAAGTGGTCGAGGTGATGCGGGACAGGTGGAACGCAGGTACGATGCCGTACTTTGGTGACATTGTGGAACGGCTTGGGGATGCTACAGGAAGAGGGTACTTTCCAAGATTTGTAAGTGAGGGATCTGAAGCGGTGCTGGCTGGGGGACAACGGTCATTTGGCGGAGCGTTCTTTGAGGAAGGCAGATTGCCAGGGTTCTCTGAAGGTGCTGAGTACCAAAGGCAGATGTTTGAGAACGCGAAGGACATGCGTAACGCCAATCCCGATGATCCGGCGACCTATCTTGGTGACGTAACGCAGGTCATGGGGTTACGGCTGAAGGCTGGCATTGACCGAATCAATGCAAAATGGTTACAGGAATCGTTAACTCGCCCAGTACCCGGTATCGGGCAAATGACATTACTGGACCGCTTGATGTCCAAAGGGACGTGGGCCAATGCGAGAAAGTCGTACTTAGCAGCGCAAGGGGACGTGATCAAGCTCACCAAGGCGTTGTCAGGGGTACGTGCACAGGCGGTGAGATCACTCAGTACCCGTGAAGCTCGTGCGATGGCAAAACTCAACACACAGATGCCGAAGCTGGTAGCAGGTACACGCGATCACGCTGTCAAACTAGCTGATGCGATAGATAACATGACCACTGACATGCGAGAAGCTGGTCTTGAAGGTCGAAAGTATTTCGCAAAGTTGAAGGACTTTTCCACAAAGCTGCGCGAGGTGGGAGACGACGACGACATTCACAAGGTCATGGAGTTGATCAGGCGGGCCGATACAGAATACCTCCGAGGTGACAAAAGCCTGACGCAGCGAATTGCGAATATGTCCCAGACAAAGCGAGCAGCGTTCGACCTGGCGACCGGTCAGCCACAGGATGCTCGTGAGTTTCTGCGGGAGACAAATGCTCACACGCTGCGTATGAATCAGCTTGACGGACGAATACTAGAGATAGAAGACGAATTAAATAATATTCAGCGAGCACTGGCTGACAATGTTCCGGCTCAGACCCGTGTACGGGACTTGTTGGGGACTCTGGAAGAAGCGAAGGCAAGACGAGACACTGCCCGCACGGCATACGAATACGCACAGCAGAGTGCTGGTGCGCCGCAAGCGGCGGAGATGATCTCGGGTCGTCAGGCAAAGTTGAATAACTTCATCGGTGGTGGCAGATTCTACGATGCTGAGTTCGCTGACGAGATGAATAAGTTCTTCGAGATGGCCGATCGTCAGGGTATTGGCGGCATGATGCGGAAGTTTAATGACTTCACACGGCCGCTCATGGCAACGCTTGACCTCTCAGCTATCGGTATTCAGGGTCTGTTATCAGCCGGTGTGGACCCGATTGGTGCAGCCAAGATGATGTCAATGAGCACGTCTGCACTGTTCAGCCCCCGTTTTTACAACCGTTGGGTGGTGAACAATAAGTCAACTATCGATGATTTCATAAAAGATGGTGGCTACTTTGCCGCACTGGACGATGTTGGCGAGTTCTTGTTCCCTGGCGGTCTGACGAAAGCGCCCCTCATAGGTAAGCCGGTAAAACTTGCGAACCACCACTTCAGCCGTACTGGTAACGCACTGCGGATCATGCTGTACAAGAACGCGAAGAATAACAGCAACCTCATCGGTCGAGCACTTGGAAAAGGGGCGTTAGCTCGCGCAAAGGGCTTGGGTGAGTCAGAGAGCATTATTCAGTCAATTAACGAAGCGACAGGGTTTAAGGCTGGTAATCCCAGTACGTTGTCGTCAGCAATCTTTTTCGCTCCGAGATACTTCAACTCGCAGTTGTCGCTGTTGCAGAAAGCAGCATCTCAACCGGGGGCTGACGGTCGGTTAGCGCGTGATTACCTGATGAGGACTTTGGCTCTGATGGGAGTTACGACGTACTGGATGAACGAGATGCAGGGCTACGAGACTGACTTCAACCCGATCAGGTACGACGCTGAGGGAAATCCTCATTACAACAGCAACTTCATGCGTATTAATGCAGCGGGGCAGGATGTGTCTTTGTTCGGTACCTGGGATTCGCTTGCAGGGCTGTTTGGTACGTTGGTCACAGAAGGGCCGTCTTCGGGTGCTGTGCGTTTGTTCAGGACCAAAGCGAGTCCTGCACTCGGTACGGTGTTTGATGTAATCACAGAAGAAACATTCATGGGTGAGCCGGTAAAGCTCAGGTCAGACGATCCCAGGGAGATCGGTATGGGTGTCATTAACCTCATGCAGCAGAAGCTCCCGTTCACACTACAGGACACTATTGAGGATGTTACTAGCACTCCCAACTTCAATATCACTGACGTGGACACTTACGGCAATCCATTAGGGCTAGGAATAATCTCTAACCTTGTTGGTCTGAAAGCAACACCTCAGACCCCGTATGAACGAAGAGATATCCGAGCGCAGGAAATATACGGCAAAGATTGGAAGCAACTGACAGGTACCCAGAAATCTGAGGTTGAGCGAAAGTACCCTGAAATCGTAGAGGCTATCGATGCCAGGCTGGAGAAACGAGCATCTACTGGCGATGTAGAAGCACAGGCACAACTCAAAAAGAAAGAACTAGCGGCAGAATTGTTTCAAATGGAGCGGAATCTGGCGATTGCGGTGGAATCAGGGCAGATCCCGAGAAACCAGTTCAGTAAGATTTATGGTGATTTGCAGCGCACATTTGCTGCCCAGAAACGTGTGATTGATGAGATGCACGGCCTTGACTATGCGCTGTCAGATGATCCGAATCTGCAAGCGTTAGATGCGTGGTTCGAGTTATATGACGATCCGGAAGTGAAGTTGTTTGGTAATTACCTTGACTGGGACATACTGGACCAAAAGCAGATGGAGCTTCGCACGACGTTCACAGACGAGCAAAATGGCTTTTTAGACGCTTATTTGGAGACGGACTATACCCGGCATCCAGAAGAGATCCATGATTTCATTCGCCAAAAGAACTACGTGAATGAGTCAGGATACTGGGATGCAGCCGATGATGCCTTCCAGGAAGTGATAGACCGAGTAGCCGTGCTCGCGGGTCGTCCGATTGCATCGTACAGTGAACTGGAACGGTTTATACGCCAAACACCTGATATTCGCACGAAAAGGCGCTTAGAGGGCATTAAACGGCTCATAGATGGCCGTAAAGACACAAAGCGTATGCTATTACGCCGCAGAGATCCTAATCTGGATGTTGCTCTCGTCTTGTCACGAGGGTATTCCCCAATGACTGCACAAGGCAGATCGCTTATCAGGCGATAAGATATCAATTATTTGTTGACCATTTTACAAAAAAAGTTCTACACTACAAGAACAGATGTTCTAAGGAGGAACAATGACGCAAGAAGTAGATGCTCAAGTCGAGTGGACTACGGAAGCTGATCTCGCTGAAGATACCGACGCGCAAGTGGCTCTTAGCGAAGATGTAGTGGACGAAGTACAGAGCGACCCAGACCCATCCGCACTCATAAGCTCAATGCAGGAGCAGCTAGACCAACTGAAGAAAGATTTTGCTGACAGTAAACATGTCACCAACCGCGCAACCAGTTCTCTAGATCGACTCAACAACCGGCTCGATGAGTTTGCCACCAGAGAAGAACTTGAATCGACGAATACTTCGATTGCAGGGATACGCAGTCTGATGGACATAGGTTTATCCGATGTCATGTCAGAGGAAGGCAAGAGTGCTTTGGCCGAACAACGGTCAGAGGATTCGTATACCAGAGCGTTGACCCAGGCGAAGCAGGACTTGAGGCAGGAGATCAACGGTGACTCCCCCAACGCATCTGGTCAAGTATCAGATGAACAAATAGATGAAGGCGCAAGACGAGCACAAGAAGCAAGTCAGCGTGTCTACGGATATGCGGAAGCCAAAGGTATCCCGGTATCGGATGTGGCAGCACTGCCCATTTGGGACTCAGGCGACAACCCTGGCAAAACCATCGACGAAGCAGTGTCTTATGCGAAGGAGTATATCGACAACATGGCTGATTCAAACCCTGATTCCCGGCTGGCACAGCGAAAGCAAGCAGCAGGAGAAGCTCCCTCTCGTGCATCATCAAGTTCTCAGGTGCTGACATACGAAAAACTTAAAAATATGTCACCACAAGAGATTATGAAGATTCCAAAGGAAATCCGAACTAAAGCTCTCCGAGGTGGCTAACTATTAGCTAGGAGAAATCATGTCTGTAGACAGATTTATTCCTTCATTATGGGCTGCAACGCTATTGGAAAATCTTAACGATGCCCACGTTGCGGTAAACCTATGTAACCGGAACTACGAAGGTGACATAGACCAGATGGGGGATACCGTCCGAATTACATCAATCGGGCGTGTAACTATTGCTGATTATGTAAAGAACACGACTTCTATCACACCTGAGACTCTTGACGATTCTCAACAGGTGCTCACGATAGATCAGGCGAAGTACTTTGCATTTGAGGTAGATGATGTAGACGCGAGACAAGTACGTGACGATGGCGCGTTGATGGACGTTGCTATGCGTGACGCTGCCTGGGGTCTTGGAGATGCTGCTGACGTTTCGGTGTTGGCTGCAATGCAAGCACAGGTAGACGCAGGTAACGCTCTCGGAGCCATGACCATTGGTACAGGTAACGTTGATGCGTATGAGAACCTTGTTGATCTGTCACAGAAGTTGGACGAAAACAACGTGCCACGATCTGGCCGTTGGTGTGTAATCCCACCGTTTTATCACGGTTGGTTACAGAAAAACGCTAACTTCGTGTCATACGGTACACAAGCAAACCGTGAAGACCTTGAGAACGGAATCATCGGTGCTGCTTCTGGTATGAGGATTATTGTTTCTAACAACCTTCCTTCTTCTGGTACAGGGCGAAATTACGTTATCGCTGGTCACGCAGACGGTGTTACCTACGCAGAGCAGATTAATAGTGTTGAAGGATACCGACCTGAGTCGGCCTTCTCTGACGCTATTAAAGGCTTGCACCTCTACGGATACAAAATTACGCGCCCATACGTGTTGGCTACCGCCGACTGTATTTCAGTATAGGAAAGGGGATTAGATAAATGGCAGTTACATCAGTAACACTCACAGAACTAACCCTGAACACAGCAAGCGCAGATTTGCCTATTGCCAGTTGGACTGCAATTTCCAACGGGAGCGACGGATTCTCTTTGGACATGACTGGTGTTGGTTCACCAGTGCTCATTGGGTTTTCCGACGGCGGAGGCGGAGCGGATGATGTCACAATCACGGCTGGTGACAGACCACCAGCGCAGCTACAGGGACAGGGCAACCTGTCGATCACTATGGCTGCAAGTGATGTGAAGTTCGTAACGCTTGAGTCTGGTCGTTTCGAGCAGAACGATTCCACTATCAAGGGAACCGTTGCTGGAAACAACACCACGATGGTTGCGTTCTTGCTACCAGTTAACTGGGGCTAAAGCGAATAGAGGGGGTGGACACCTGGGGAGGTTCCACCCCTTTTATCTAAGGAGACATAATGGCAGAGCGGCAAGCACTTAGATATCAGGTACTCGACAGTTCCGGTGTACCAATAGCCGGGGCCAGTATTCAGGTCGCGCAGTTAGGCACGACTACCAACATTACACAGACTATGTATGCAGGGCTATCCGGCGCTACAACAATCGCCAACCCTCTTATCAGTGACGCATCAGGGTGGGTACAGGCGTACTTTGATGGCACAGATGCTGTCGCACTGAAGCGTGTGACGGTCATTCCTACCCTGACAGGGTTCACATTTACCACCAGGAACGTACAACTTGGTTCCGATTACGGCGTATTAGACGATGGCGTAGCACCAATTAAGGCTACATCGGTCGAGGCAACAGACAGATTTAACATGGCTCGCGGCTCTGCGGGCGATCCAACGTCACCTCAAACAGGCGATATGTGGTACAACACCACCACAAACGCCCTGCATTGGGAAGATAACACCGGTACACAGACAGTTAGCTCCACTACAGGTGACATTACAGGGGTAACTGCTGGTGATGGTTTAACCGGGGGTGGCTTGTCAGGTGATGTCACACTCGACGTAGGTGACGGTAACGCTATCGTCGCTTCAGCAGATGCCGTAGACGTGAGCGTCAACGCAGCTTCATCCGCAGCAGGGACCCTGGCTGGTGACGATAAGATCCTCATCTCAGACACAGACGATTCCAATACTACTAAGAGTGCCACGATTTCACAGATCAACCCGACGATGCTCGACGGTGGAAACAACATGGTGTACTACACCGATTCCAGTGGAAATGTCAGTGAACTCGCTCTCGGGTCGGCAAATACGG